TTATATAAATATTTTAAAATTTTAAGTTTACAATTTAAGTATACATTACTTTTTTATTAAAGTCAACTACTTTTTATTAATCACAGTTATTATATTTAGTTGTCATTGTCCTATATCAATGATTTATTTCTTTTTCTTTGATTTGCTTACATTTTTACCTTTTTTGCTATTTTTCTTATCACTAACTTTACCTTTTGTCCTTTTTTTATTACTTTTGCCTTTTCTGCCTTTACCTTTAGATTTAGCTTGCTTTTCAGCTTCTTTTTTTCTTTGCTCCTCTTTTGTTTGTTCAATTGCATTTTGTTCTGCATTTTCCCTTGCTCCGAGCTTCATTGCGTTGATTTCGCAGGTGTAATCTCCAGTAATTTCATGTGTTACCTTGTCTATGACATACTTGCCTTCAAATTTTCCCCAGCTCTCATCAAGCTCTATTATCATTCCAGCCAAATATTTTGCACTTCCGTCAACATTTAAAGTTATCTGGTATTCCTGTTTCAGATTTTCTTTCAATGTCTTTTTTGCAACTTTCTTAGCTGTGCTTTTTCCTTTTGTCTTGACTTTTAAAGTTTTTTCTTTTTTGCCCCTGCTCTTTTTGTTATTCGCCTTGTTTTTCAGATTTTCTTTTGATTCTTTTAAAGATTTTCCTTTTTTTCCACCAGTTTTATTATTATTTCCCTTTTTTTTCATATATTGTTTCACCTGTTATTTTTTCTTTGATTTAGCTTTTTTACTCTTATTTTTCTGTCCTTTATTGCTAGATTTCTTATTTTTAGAAATTTTATTGCCTTTTTTTGATGTTTTTTCTTTGTTTCCTGATGACTTGTTATCCGAACTTTCAGTTGTAAGTTGATTACGTTTTTCAAGTTCTTCTTTAGTAATAATTTCTTTTATGACCTTTTTCTTGTCAGGATCATAATATGAAACTTCAACTTTATCATAAATTTCCTTATTTTTCTTTTTCAAGCTGAAACTTCTAATTCTTTCATCTTTAACATTAAAAATTTCAATAGTTTCATTCTTTTCCATTTCCTCGTCATCAAAAATAATTATCTTGTCATCTGACACTTTCATATTTAGTCCAGTTTCCTTGACAATTCTATTAATAAAAGCCAAATCTGTTTCTTGATTTTGGTCAAGCCTTTCAAAAAATTCGTTGTCTGCATATATTTCAGCATTCATCTCGTGCTTATTTGCAATCTGTGTAACAAGCTCCTTCAAAGTGATTTTTTCCCAAGCAACACTATTTTTTTGGTCTCTAATATTCTGATCTAACGGCAAGGCTAGGCATTTTAAATTAAGTTTGTTATTCTCAAAAGTTGGCTCATCCACATAAAACGTTCCCAAATCTAAAAAATTAGTTTCATTTCCTATTTCTTCGTGAATACCGACAAGCAATTGAGCATTTTCATCAGGATACCACTCTTTCAACCAGCGATAATCCAAGTTTTCAAGCTCCATTTCCAAGTCATCTATTGCATTTTTAGAATTGTCAGTATAATTCAGAGATGAAATAGAATGGGCTATCTCATCAGAAATATCAACCTTGTTAAAAATTACTACAACTCTTATATTTCTAGCAAAAGCCACTTCTATTCACCTCTCTTCCAAGGCGGCAAACTTTCATCATCTTCAACTTCTTCAGAAATTTCAGGAATAATAATAGGAATATTGGCATCGAAAATAGCAATGTCAATCAATCTTAAATTATTTCTTATAAGGTCATGAAAATATCCTTCGCTTCCATAAACTTTAAAAGCTATCAAGTCCCAAGTGTCGCCTGAAACCGTTCTGTACACTTTTACTTTTGCCATTATCCGAATGCCGTCCTTTCCCTTTTATTTATATCCCCTGCTATCACTTTTCTTACAATTCTTTCGACTTCTGATGGATTACCGCCATTTACATTTATAGTGATTGAGTAATTGTTTCCAGCATATGAATTACCGCCTTTCAAATTATTCACTCTGTCTTTCAGATTAGCCACTTTATCTCTCAAGGTGCTTCTAGTTTGAGAATTATTAAGTATTCTCGTACCTTTCGGAAGATTTAAAAGCATTTCACTTTCAGCTAAGAATGCTGGTTTTCCAGGTATCTGAATTAATTCTGCTCCACGTTCTGCAACTGTTGTAAGTCCACCTTCAAAATAATTTGTTCCTGTCCATTTCTGTCCAAAAAGCCCTCCTATACCTGCTGATATTGGATTGTTTGCAGCAAAACTTTTAATTTGATTCCATTTTTCCTTAAAGTAGTTCACTACTCCATCAATAGCCTTTTTTAATCCTCCTGCCATAGTATCAAAAGCACTTTTTATTCCGTTCCAGACTTCCGTTGCTTTTGTTTTCATTTCGTTCCACTTAGTCGAAAAAGAATTTTTGGCTCCTTCAATCCCTGATTTCAAAGCACCCCATAAAGCTGTTGCTGTGCTTTTAATAGCATTCCATACAGCTATTGCCACAGCTTTAATCGCGTTCCAAATCGCTTTAAAAAATGGTGCGAAAGGTCTGAAAATAGCTTTGATTACTCCGACTACAGCTATAATAGCGGCACAAATTGCAGCCCATACAACAATAGCAACAACTTTAATCGCCATCCAAACTGCCTTGAAAACCGCACCAAGCGTCATTACAATTCCTTTTATTACCGCAACTGCTCCTATAACTATAGCTTTTATGACATTAAATACAACCATTACGACTACCCTTATTGCAGTAAATGCAGCTTTCCAGAATGCAACTGTAATCTGTATCTGTGTTTTCATAACTATCAATGCGGCTATAACTACAGTTTTTATAATTGTACCTATAACAGTCAAGACAGGCTTTAAGGAATCAAACATAGGCTTCATTTTTCCAAGTTCTTTAGTTCCTGATGAGAACAATTGACTGAATCCATTTTTTATAGAATCAAATACTCCCTTAAAATGCGGAGCTATCTGTTTTACTCCGTTATTAACTCCATTCCTGAACCAGTTCCATTTTGAATACATTAATGCAAATGCAGCTACAGCCGCCGCTCCTGCCGCAACATAAGGATTAGTAAGTAATGGTCCTAGTTTTGTCATTGCTGGTCCCAGTTTATTAATAATTGGAAATGCTGTTTTAAGTCCACCAGTAAAACTTCCAGCTATCTTAAATTTATCAAAGATTAACATTCCTTTCGATATTCCGCTAAATAAAGGTGCAAGTCCTTTGGATAATCCACCAATTCCGATTTTAAATACTGCAAATGCTGCTGCTGCTTTCATAATTCCTGCTACTAATTGTGGATTTTTTTGAATAAATTGAGAAACTTTATCTATTAATGGATTTAATTTTTCTAATGCTCCAGTAATGGTCGGCATTAAAGCCTTACCTAAATCCGCCATTGAATTGACTACTTTATTTTTAGCAACTAGAAATTTATTTAGCGTGGTGTTCATTCTATTAGCATATTCTGCATCAACAGCTTCTTTTCCAAAACCTTTCTTCGCTTCTTTTAAATTTGTTTTAACTTTATCTAAATTGTTTATCATATCTAGAACAGAAGATTTGGCTTCTTCTCCAAAAATAGTCGAAACTATCGCTCCTTGTTTTGCGGGATCTACCTCTTTTAATTTTTGAAGAACTCTTAAAATTGTACCTTCTCCATCCCGTTGCATATCTACAGCTAACTTGTTAACATCTATTCCCATGCTTCTAAATGCTGCTGCTGCCTTTTTAGATGAAGCTTCACCTTTTGTTAATGCACCAAAAAAATTCTTTAATCCTGTTGCAGCTTGTTCTGGTGTTTTATTAAAAGACACCAAAGTTGCAGATAATCCTAACAATGCTGAATTTGATACACCAGCCGCTTTTGCAGCCCCTCCAATTCTACCTGAAATTTCTGTCAATTCAGCAGCACGCGAAGCACTATGGTCTGACATATGATTAATAGCATTAGAATATGCAAATAGTTCTTCTTTTCCCAAACCTAATTGTTCTTTTGTCTTAGCTAAAAAATTTCCAGCTGCAGCCGCATCCATATCAAATGCAACTGCAATTTTGTTCGCTTGTTCAGTATATGCCTCCAAATCCTTTTCTTCTATGCCTGACTGTGCCAAAGCTCCAGCCATTTCAAATACTTTAGCTTGAGACATAGTAGATCTTTCTGAAATTTCTCTAAGTTTTCCATAATATTTTTCAGCATTATTTACTACTTTTCTTAAATCAGCTTGACTTTCTTCAACATCAACAGCAATTTTAACAGGAATAGCTAAAGCTCCTGCCATTCCCATACCTTGTGTTAGCTGTCTGTCTCCGAACTCTTTAAGTTTTCCGATATTTTCTTGTCTAGCTTCATATCTGCCTTGAGCGGCTTTTAATTTGTTCATTTTTTCGATTTCTTTTTCAACTTCCTGAACCTTGCTTCTGTAATTAGACAAACTGGCGCCTTCTGCTTCTATCTTGCTTCTTGCAGCTTCAAATACGTGCTGTTGCCGTTCTTTTTGTTTATTCAGTTTTCCAACATTTTTTTCAGCTTGTTCTATTTCTTTAGCTAGTTGTTTGTTGCTACTTCCAGTTTTTTCATATTCATCTTTCAGTTTTTGCAAATGTTCAGCAGCTTTTTTGTATTCTGAATTAATTTTATTTAATCCGTCACGAGCCTTGTCCATATTTTGAAATGCTCTTTGTGCTTTTTCCATACTTTTTATTTCTTTTTCGAATTCCTTGACTGACTTTGTTGTGTTTTTCAAAGCATTCGCAACTTGACTCATTCCATTTATAGCACCAGCAACGGCTGCTCCCAAAACTATATTTAATTCTAAATTTTTAGCCACGTATACCCTCCTTTCGTTTTATGATAACGACAGCAAGGCAAAACAGTGATTAAAATCCACTGTTTTTTTATTCGTTCTCTTCTTCTTGCCTCGCCTTTTCTTCTTCAATCAATTTATTAGCTCTTTTTATCCAATAATCCAGCTCATCAAATGTGCATTTCATAAGCGTTTCATAACTGATATTCATTTTAAAATAGTTAAGTCCGCCTAGTAAATCTGTGATTAAATCAAGAAACTCATCTATTATTCCTCTACCGTTGGAGTTTCCTCCTCTGGTATCCCCCAACCTTTTACTAAAAAATTCTTAGTTTGATTTACTACTTTCAAGAAGTCTTCAGCACCTAAAATTAATAAATGCCCGTATTTAACCCCTGATGCCTTTTCAGCTACTGTTAGTGCCCAAGCGTCATCAAAATCTTTGAAATTTTCAGCATTTGATTTCATTCTAGCTTTATAATTTTTAGAACATTCCATTAAATCTGCTCCGTTTAAATCCTCCAGCTTTAAATCTATTTCTTTATATTTTTTACTTCCTAATTCATACTCTTTTGTTAATTTTATAATCATTCCTATCCTCCTAAATGTGTCCCAATAGTTTTCTAATAATGTTGTTGTAATCTCCGTTTACACTGGCAATCCCGTTCAATACATCTATGTTAATAATTGTTTTACCATTTATTGTTAATTTGTAATAAGTTATACTCATATCAAATGAGCCTTCAAATTTTTTACCATTTTGAACTTTCGGTCCATCAAATTTGGTGATAAATCCTTTCATTGTAGCGTCTACTCCAGTCATTTTGGGTGAATGTGTCATTCTATTTAATTCTTGCAACGCTCCAAGGCATTCGACCTGAATAGAATCGCTATTATTAAAGTTCAGCAATGTATCGTTCATGCTGTCCATTTTTATTTTTGCAGACATTTTTTTATAATGTCCAATTAATGGAGCTTCAAATTCTGCTGCCATTCCTAGCTGTTCCGTTGTCACTGTTGCATATTCGACATTTGGTAATTCGACTTCTCCAACACCTTCAAGATTGTTTGATCCATTGATGTACAAATCAGCATCTACAATCGCCAAAGGTAATTTTGTCTTTGCCATTTTTTAATTCCTCCTATTTTCCTAAGCTATTTGCGAACTCCGTTAATGCGTCCACATCATATTTTTTCTTGAATGTTGCCGATTTCATCCCTGGAATTACTCCTAATTTAATAATCCAAGTAATATCGCCGTTCATAACATTAATTGCGTCGTTATCTTCGCTTGATAAAGCCGAACTTGCACTTAACAAATCGTTTCTAGCTACAATAGCATTCAATCTAATATTCATTGATTTTGTTACTGTTTCAGCTAATTTTTTAGAGAACGTTTTATCCACTTTATCAAAAAGGCTTATGACTAGTTCATTTCCGACGTATTTTAACATTCTACGAGTGTTTATAAATTTGTCCTTCGGATCTGTTGCCATTGGATTAAGTGCAGTTTCAGTCCCCCAACAACGCCAGCCTTTGAAATTAATAGCCGTTACTACTCCGTTCTTGTTTAAAAAGTTAGCCTGCTGTTCCTTATCTAAAATTATTTCCTCAAGTTTTCCGTTTGGATTTTTCCAATACAAACTGTCACATTTGTACGCAAAGTTAGACGGCACCTGGGAGGGCACTCCATTTTTTTCGTTATCTACTGATAATGATAATGCACCATACTGAATAGACTGAATATATTTTTTACCAGCCAGTCCCAACATTCCATATAATACAATTTGGTCATTCCCATTAATGTTATTATCGTCTTTCCATTTTGGAATTTGGTCATAGGGCTTGTCTATCGGTGCATTAATCAACGCAACTGCCTCAAACATATTCCCATTTATATTTTTAGCCTTTGTCTGCATAATAGCCGCAACTTCGCTATCACTTGAAAAATCAGGAATATCAATGAACGCTGGTAATTCGGAATATTTCAAGTAAACTTCGTCTAATAATTCTAACCCAGCTCTTTTCATTGTTGAAATATCATATCCGCCTAAAGCCTGTGCTTTCGTTACTTTTGACAAGTCAATTTCTTCATATTCAATATCAATTTTAGTTCCATTTGACGGTTTAGCATATATTTCAAGCCCTTCATCTGTCCACATCGTTACAGCGTCTGAAATAACTTGGGATGTTGTGTTTTCTTTAACTACTAACGTGTCCGTTATTAATTTGTGGTTCGGAATAACAACTTTACCATTTGTTAAGCTCAAATCATTTTGAGTTTTTTTAGCTGTTTTATGTTTTTCGATATCCAGGATATTTACAACATAAAGCGGTGCTACTTTGTATAATTCAAAAAATACTTTTATCGCTTGTGAAATTGAAAAATCCAAGTCGTAAGTGTCCCCAAAATACTGAATAGCTTCTTTATAAGTTCCTAATCTTACAATCTCATTCACTCTTCTGTTTTCTTTTTTTACTTTATTCATCGGTGCAGTCCCCACAATAAAATGCCCATAATCCAGCACTATCGGTAGTGATATGTCACTCGAAGTCTCAGTTTGATAAGTTCCGTGTTTATATCCCATTATTCAGCCTCCTCTCTTATTTGGTCTTTAATTTGCTGTGTTACTGTTTCAAGCAATTTTTCATTTTGCAATGCTTCGCTAGCTTGATTAACATCCACCAAAGTTCTTTTCAATAGTGGATATTTCTCAAATTTTGCTTCAATTACTTCATTACTGTAATAAATAACGCCTTTTGTAAATCTAATATCTTTAAACTCAAGCGTATCTCCCAAATAAATATATTGCTTTTTGTCTTCCATTATTCCTCCTTCAAAATTTCAGGCTCGACAGGATAATCCCAAACTGTAAATGTGATTCTCGAAAATATAAAATCTCCAAATTCATCGCTATATAAATCACACTTAAATTCCTTATCTTCCCGTATTGCCCAACCTCTTTCGTCATAAACTTTAGTCAAAAGTTTACTTCTGATTTCTTCACCTTTATAAAGATTATCAATATAATCTTCGTTTTTAGTACCAACTATTATTTCAAAAGTAGCGTCGCAATCATAACTATCCATTCCTTCCGTAATTTGCCTTGAACTCAAAGCTCTTAATGTCACGCAAGGGAAAAACGGCTTTTTTTGTCCTGTATTTTTGTCAATTTCGCCATATCTCCTAACTGGCAACGCTCCTCGAAATATCTGATAATCAGTATCTTTAAATTCTTCACATAAAAAGTCATACAAACTTTTTTCAATAACTTTGATACTCATAAATTTACATCGACAAGAGCCTATTCAACTCATGTTCAAACCTTTCATTTAACTTTTGAGACATAAATTCGTCAAGATCTGGTAACCACGTTGTAGGTCCTAACATTTGCGGAGCAGACGGTCCATATTTTCTTTTGATTGGCAATCGTCCACTTCCTTCTCTTTCGAATGCCCCTAAATGACCGTCTTTATATGCTATAAATGTTTTATCATTAAGCATTATCCCATTACCATTCTTTACTGTAGCCGTTACTGATGTTCTGCCTGTTCTTGCGCTCGGATTCAATTGGAAATGGTCTAATCCTAAATAACCTCCATTAGAATTGATTTCAGCCATAAGCTTACCAGGATTAGCTCTTTTCATAGTCAATCCGCTTAATAAATCCCCATATTTAACCGTATAGGTCTTAGTTGCATTTCTAACCATACGAGTTTTACTCATAGTTGAAACCCTATTCAAAGCACTTGCCAAAGCCTTTGGAGCTTGTTGCGGAAATTCAACGAACTTATTCTCAATATCATTAAGGACACTTTCGTCAAATTGAATTGTAAACATCTAAATCAACTCCTAATAATCTGTGTATCTATACAAATCAAGTTCATACATACCAAAGTTCTCTTTACAGTTTGCAACTATCCATTCTTTATTGTCAAAATCTATCCTCATATTGCCTTCAGGCTTATACTTCAAATATTTTTTATCAATAAATACTGTAATCCCTTCCTTGTAAAATCCACTTTCTATTGTTAATTTCCCACTAATTTCCTTCTCTTGAAAACCGTCCTCATCTGTCACACAAATAACATCAACACCATTTAAATTATGCGTTTCTCCAAACTCTTCTGAATTTAAAAATACATTTTGTATATCATTCTCTAAAATATCTTTAAAATTCATAGATTATCACCTATTTATTTTTATTCTTTTTATCTCCTTTATCATCTTTTTCTATATCTTGATTATCTTCATCAATTGAAGTTTTAGATACTACTTTTTCAGCAGTATCCTTTATTTCTTCAATCAATTCTCTTTCAAGACAACTTTTTACAACTGATTTTTCCAAAATATTCACTTCTGCTCCTGCTTCATAGCTAACTCCGCTATAAATTAGAGGCTTCAACGCTCTATATTTCATTACAACCTCCTATTTAACCTTCAGTATTTTTATAGCTTCAATATCGTATACAACTGGCAAAGGTCTTGATTCAGTTCTAATTTCTATAGTATTTGATTTTGAATCCTTATCAGTAAACACAGCACGTTCTGCAACAATTATCCCCTGTTCAACATCTGCTGCTGGTCCATACATAATTTTATTATTACTTGGTGCTAATAGAACTTTTCCATCAGGAATCAAATCCTTATCACTATAAGTTTTTCCATCAGCATTTAATACAGAATATTGAGACTGATAAGAATAAATCGGCAAGCCAAAAGGTGCTATTGTTCCAATATAAACAGCTCCTGCTGCTGTTTCACTCGGATTTACTTGTCCTACATTATAATTTTTTACATCCAACAACTTCTGAATTTTTTCGTTATCTACAAATAATTTTGCTGCCACAGGATCCATTAATATCATTTCAGGTCTTAATCCTGTAACTTTTCCAATTTTTGTTATAGCCGCCTGTAAATCTCCTATTATATCAGCATTAGGCTGTGTCCATAAAGTAGCAGGAGTAATTTCTTCAACTGTTCCAAATTTTATTTCTCCTTTTATTCCTTCACCTTCCACGATTACTTTCCCATTAAACAAAGCTTCAGTACACATAATTTCTTCACGTCTTGTAATTTGTTCCTCAAATTCCGCAAACGATTCAGCAAGCAAGTCCGCTTTTCGTTCTTCAGGACTTTTTCCACCATATATAGTTTCCCCTGCCGTTTTATTAAAAAATAACTCAAAAGCTGAAAAAGTTCTTTTTGGTGCTACTTTTGGAGCTTGAAAAAATTTACTTTCATAAGTGTTCTTTACCATTTCTG